CAATAATCTTTTCCGGTCAATGTCGGGGAGCATCTGCAATGATTCGATATAGACTGGCGAGATATGTGGGTTATCCGTTGGTAGTGCCTGAATGAATCTCCTGTCCTTTCTTATTGAGCCATTGCGCTGCGCATCAAAGAACTCCCGATATAACCAACCTTTGTGGGGATTGCAGGTCAGTAGTCCTTTCGGGTTGTCATTGATTAACTTATAGCGGACACGTGAATTTAAGATATTGATACACTTTTCGCTTACCTCACTTGCCTCGTCAACAAAGTAGTCTGTGATTTCAAGTGATCCAAATCTTGAAAAATCTGCATCCGATGGCATATCAGCCAAGTCCATCAAGATAATCTGTGAGCCATTGAACCAATTGATAACGTGGTCTTGACCATTGTACGTGAAATGTTTTCCTGCAATGAGATTGTACTTAGTGCACAATTCAAAGAACGTAGCCAATGTGGATAGTCGCAACTTTTTTAATTCTGCTCTACCGATTAGTCCACGTGTACCTGGATACTTTAATCTCCTTTTGATTTGCCAATCGCAACCTAAAAAAGATTTTCCAGATCCAGCACTTCCGCCATATAACAACTGCCGACAATCATTGTCAATTGCAAGATAGGATAGAGCCTCTTTTTGCTTATCGTGAAACTGAATCATTTAGAATAAAGTTAGTTGGTTGGTTGTTTCATTGGGCAATTCATCACAGAGCATCCGCAAAATTCCATTATATTTGCAATGGTCATTGTTGTTACCAATCAAATAAACCAATCGATTGACACTTGCATAATATGCCTCATCTTCGGTATCATATCCATAAGCGTGATTTAATACTGGTTCACTCCATCCTTGATTTTGACCGTGAAAAGTTAAACCATATACCCAGCGATTATTCATATTCTTTGCCCATTTAACTTGCGCAGTAAATTTTTTAATGCACTTGAAAGTACACAACTTTTCATTTTTGCAAACACCATGATTGTTCCATTCAAAATCAGTTTGAACATTGAAATCTTCTTCAAAATCTTCTTCTTCAATCATAGCGCATCCTTTATTTTTTGTTGTAGTATATGACTATCCATAATGTCCGAATAGATGAGCCTTGACAATTCGCACTGGTAATCATCTTTGAATCTTTGGCGAGTAATTTTGTCCAATCTTTTGGCCTTGTAAGCACTCATCGACTGCGCATCAAGAGTTTTTTTATATGCCATAAATTGCCACTTTTTCCACTCATCCTCCGACCACATTTCATCTCTCAAAATCTTCTTGTCATAGAACGTGCGCACCTTCATCGGTGCAAGCATCAATACAAAATCTCTTTTGTTTTCTCGCCACAACCTGATATCTTCATTGAATGTTTCAGTCCAATCAACTGGCTCATCACTTGTGTTGGATGGAAGCTCTATCTTTGCTTTCTTTTTGTCAAGCGCAAGATTCGTTTTCATCTTGAATTCATTATAGCATTTCAAGACATCGGAAAGAAACGCTACCGACATCATCCCAAAGCACTCCACACGTGTCCATTCGCTACCCACTGCATTAAGTTGGAAGGCCAATGCCATCTCGCCTGTTGTGAGATATGGGTAGTGCGTCTGCATTGTCACGTAAAGAAGATTTGTTTCCTCATCGGAAGGTAGATTCTTGATGCCATACAGCACTATTCCATAAGCAATGGACTGTTTGAAAATGGAGAGCGTAATCTCATTAATTCGTGGGGATTCGAGACTTGTGATAAATGCCTTTTCGTTAGCTGTTAACCCACTGTTGTATTGTGTCTCTTTGAATTCGACCAATTGTTTCATTGTGATTGTTTTTAGTTGTTACAAATTTACTTAAATCCCAAGCTGAGCGAACCGCAGCCTTCCAATCCTTCATCTTGTTCTTGCCATACTTCCAACCGGTGTTAGTGTAGTGACTGATAAAGACATCTGCAAAATGAAGGGCATCTTCAGAGCTGGCATTGGGCATCCTTTCCAGAAAGTAGTCAGCGACATCTTCAAGTGATGGCGCAATGAAACGACATTCTTTCAATTTTGTTTGTTGATTCAACTGGCTCTCCAAGTTCGCTATTCTTTCTTCGAGTAATAGTACCCTTGAGCTTAAAGTATTCATGTCCATCTGTTAATCGTTGTTTAGTTGTTGTGCAATTATAGCCATTTTTCTCAAATGCTAAGATAAAATCATTCACCAAGAATTTAAACTGAGCGTCTGTGGTGTACAGATTGCAGCATTTTTTAACCGAGTGAATCACAGTGGCGTGATCTATTCCAAACGAATCACCAATGCATTTGAGCGTTTTGTTGTACTCGGCAAAGTAAGTAAAGGCAATACATATAGCACGTGCATCCACAACAGCTCTTTTGCGTGTGCGACTTTTAATATCGCTCTCGCTGACATCCATCAAATCACTGCACGTTTGATAAAGAATCTCATCTACCTTCTTCATACTTTCCATTTCTTCAAGTTCTTTCGATGTCGTCACAATCAATTCTCGTAGGTCAGCAAGTTGCCTTTCGATTGTGGTTATTGCGTGGAATATCATCTCATTCATCTTGACCTCCTTTGTTATTATTAAACAATTCATAAATATCTTCCGCTGCTTCATCTGTTGAGTAACCATGATGAATCATAAGACGATTCAAAATTTCTGTAATTGAATTTATTTTTTCATTACGCTTTACTAGCTTATCAGCCCATTCACTTACTTCTTTTTTAATATGTTCTGGGGTATCAGTAAGTAATCTTTCTACAGTTTTACTTTTCATCTTGACCTCCGTATATTTCGTTGTAGTAGTTTTTTCCATCTCTACTTGTGTCAATCTCTCTACTTGTGTCAATCATACACATTCCTTTGCATCCATTATTGGCCGCTCCAATAATCTGCTCTCGTTCCATTTGTAAAACTATTTGAAATACCTTATTCCATTCTTCAGTACTTTTAGCTCGTACTAATGAATCATTTTTTATCTCTTCAATAAGATACTGCGTTGCTGTTTGTTTAGTTTCCATCTTACAAATAATTTACTGGTTCGTGTTCGTTTTCATTTTCAGCTACTGCCAATGATATCAATTCGCATTTGTCAACTCCAATCAACTTGGATAACTTATCAATGTGGTTGATACTCATTGTGATTGGATAGGTTTCATATTTCCTGCCAGTTGGCCAAGTCACTCCCATCGCCTTTGCAAATTCGTAAGTGGATGGGTAATGTGTGCGTATTAAAGTTCTAAATTTCATATGTATTTTCTTAAGTAAGTAAATAATTCTTGGGGACTTTCAAACGTGATGTCCCCCCTTAAAAAGGGAGGTCATCAGCGTTATTCATTTTGCCATCTTGGATAGCATCTTTGTACGGATTTTCACCGGTAGTAAGATAGATTTCAAAAGCCTGAGCAGTAGCGCAAATCATTCCAATCTGTTGATTGATGGGTTCGCCTTCGCCTTTGTGAAGATCAACTGCTGCCTTCAATGCAACTGCACGAGCGATGTCTGCGGACTTATCTTCTTTGACAAAAGACTTTCCACCTCCACCATTCCACGCAGGTTTCTGCTCCTTCGCAAATTTGATATTCCAGTACCTACCATTTTGGGTATAGTCATACTGCTTTTCATCTCCAACTTTGAAGGGAGGTTCCTGCGATGCAGCGAAGCATCCACCTACATCTCCATTTTCCATTTCTACCTCAAACTTAAAGAGGTCTTTCCAGGTGCCATTCTGCTGAATGGACTTGATTTTACTTGTTTTCATATTTCTATGGTTTTGATTTTTACTTGTTTTAATTCGTTGTAAACTGATAACAACTGCGGTGGCATAATACCTTCCCAAATTTTCATCGAAGATGATGCGGTTTTGTCTTTATTGATCCCTCGAAGGCGCATGAATTTATCTTGGCAATCGTACCACACAACAAATTTATTATCTAATTTGTGACCGTGTATCTGTGCAATTGGCATAACCCACTCCCAAAATTCACCATTGATGGAGTTAACTATGTACGTTGCACCTCCGTAACTGCCTTTGACATTGAGCGCATCCATCCTTTGAATGCAGTCCTGCTCATCCAATTCTTTCCAATCTCTCATCGCTTATATGTTTTTTCGGTGAGTAATGCCTCCATCCTTTCGAATGGTTTGCGAGGTGAACTGTCTGCTATGTGCTGAGCGATTGCGTTAAAGTCAAGTTGCTCAGTTGGATAACTGGATGATTGAACGCAGATGTACTTGCGTGGGTAGGTTAGGTTAACACTTTTCATAACTGATACTGGTTTTTAGTTTTTCAATTAATTGCTTTGCCTCATCTACATTTATGCAGAAATCAATTTTAGATAATTTGTAATTGTCATCGTGACGAGCATTGATCCAATTGGTCAATAATGTTTTAATTGCCAATGTTTCATTTTGCGTTAGGATAAATACATCAGATGTCAATGAATTCCTATCCTTATCGAATTGGCTTAAATCAGTGCCATAGATTTCGATTTTTTTAAACTGCAACTTTCCCATTAGTTTATGATTTGCATTATGAAACAATCAATTGACTCATCATCTGTTTGGCAACTAACCCAAAGATCTTCATCATAACTAATGAGTGCGCCAGTTGCTTCGCCGATTCTGATTACTGAGGCATTAGCCTCTTCCAATGTTTGAAATTCGTGGTGTTTATATACACCGTCTTTCTTTTGGTAAACACGATAAATTGTCATAGCGTTTTGTTTAATTGTTATGTGCAAATATATGTAAATTAATTTTGATTATGCAAGAAAAAAATTAAAATATTTTTAGTTTTCCAATGTTTTCGGGGGTTTCAAGATGCATTTTTTTTTGTGGTTGGTATCAAAATTGTGTTTAATTTAGTCCAATGAAAGGGAAAATCATCAATTCGATGAAGCCACGTGCAAAGAAACCACTCGCAGGGGAGGCAGGTGTGCAGTTTGCGATTGTGCAATACATCAAAGTGATGTATCCAAATGCACTTTATTGCGCATCCGCAGGGGGAATGTTCACCTCGATGAAACAGGCTATTAAAATGAAGATGACTGGATATGTCAAAGGGTTTCCTGATCTCCAAATATGCGAACCCAACGAAAAATACCACGGACTTTTCATTGAGGTCAAGACGGATAAAGGTGTTGTGAGCAAGGAGCAAAAGGAATGGATTAAGCAATTGAACAAACGTGGGTATTATGCTACTTATGTCAAAGGATCCGAAGAGGCAATAAAAGTAATTGATGCATATTTCAAGAACGCAATATGAGCAGCATAGGCGATTAGCCATTAATCTGTGCAGTGGCAACGTGTACGAAGCGGATGACTTACTGCACGATACACTGCTGTGCATCTTTGAAAATGGAAATGAGATACGTAATAGTGAGCATTACATCAACCACGCATTAAAGATTGCGCACTGGTCTAATCGCAGTCACTACCATAACACAATCAGGAAATTCAACCAGATGAGTGATGAGCCTACCGAATCACAATTGCGAGATTACGAGAGTGTGACTGTGTGGTTGGGTGACCGCATTACAAATGAGCAGCTTGATATCTTGATAAGTAGACTTCCTTTCTTTGAACGTGAGGTCTTTTATTTATATGCCTTAAATGACTTTTCATATAATGATTTGAGCATTGATACAGGAATACCAAAGAAAGTGCTTTACAACGCTGTTAAATACGCTAAAAACGAAATAAAAAAAGCAATAGTGATATGAATAAGATAATTGAAATGGCCAATATACGGATGGCTATTTGCCGAGAATGTCCGGTCTACAATTCAACAACCCGAACTTGTGGCACTCCACTCAACAAACTTAACCCATTTGCACAACCAGTTACATTGGATGGAGTGACCTTCAAACCGTGCGGTTGTTTCTTGGATTTGAAAACTAAAATGACCTTTCAGGATTGTCCAGGTGGTAGATGGCCTGTTGTTGTTGATGCTGAAAAGAAAGCGCAAGCGAAAGAGTTAGTGGAGTCTGTTAAGGCAACCAATGTACTAACTGATCCACAGCGCAGACTTCTTGCCGAATTCGATGAGATGATGAAAGGTAGCAAGGGAAAGGTGAGCAGTTGTGTACCTTGTGTAAAAAAGATGGTGGATGATTTGCACAATCAACTAAAAAGTGAAGAGGTGCTACTTATGGAGGAGGAGCAACCCAAAAAGAAAAAACGTGGAAGAAAATCTAAATCTCAATAGCGATGAGCAACCTTGCAGTTTCTTTTTTTATGTGGCATTCACTGATCGCCTTATTACTTACTGGCTTGATGCTGGTAATAATCCGATACCACTCCCTACCTTTTACTCGTGAAAACATTTTGGGAGTAATCTTTACCGCTATTTGTTGGCCAGTTGTACTTGCAATGACAATAGTCGAATTGTTCAAAAGTAGTGATTAACTAACAAGGCAACCATTGACCTGAATTACTATCTTTGTAGTGTTCAGTTAACAGTGTACTCCCCCTTTGATTTTGGTAACTGAACATTATCTAAATCATTGGGGGATTCTCTTTTATGAATCAATTAAAATTACTCTCCATTGCCAATGGGAGATGCAAACGGCAAACTTGCGATATATCAACGCTTGGTTCAGGTAAATTCGCTATTGCGAAATTGTTTGTTTTTCTTGGGGGGGCTTTTTCTTTTCTTTCTTTTTCTTTTTTACCTTTTTTTCTTTTTCTTTCTTTTCTTTTGATTTATAGTTATTACTTTATATAATAAATAATAAATAGTTTTATATTAAAAAAATTAGTAAATTTGAATATGGGATACAGAAGCACTTTTATATCAATGCACTATCCAGGTGAATTGCCTCAATGGTTTCTTGATGAATACAAGAATGACATCATTAACCCAAAAGGATTATTGATTATGTCTAATCGTCAACTTAAAAATATTGATGATATTTTTTGGGACTATCAAAAGGCATTGGTTGAAATCAACTTTTTTGATACACCTTACAAACATTGCTCAATTGTTGTATTGGGTGAATCGGGTTACATTACTAATGTTCAAATTAAAAAGGATGGAGTCGAATTCAATTGGGTGAAATTCGATGATGATTCCTTTGATTATGGAAAAACTTTTAACTGATGATTATACTACCTGCTCAAATTGAATCAATAAAGTCTCGCAAGGATAGGACTACTGCCATTGTCATTGGCACTAATGAATTAACTCCTGATCAAGCTGGGCAAATATTCTCCCTTCAAAATTCGTTTGTCTATTGCGCTCTAAAAGAGGAGGAATTCGCTACTAATGAAAGGGACATTCTCAATCACCTAAAAGCTGACTTTGAAATAGAAAAGAAAAGCAATGGTCAAAGATTAAGGAATGTCCTTTACAAGTTATATGAGCAGGATAAGGAAGGATTCTTGACCTTTACTAAGTATTATGACCACAAGATGGAGCAACTAATAAACCACTTCAAAACTAAATTGGAGATATGAAAAAGTGTTTCACCTGCGGATGGCGGTTACCTTTGTTCCTTTTCTCCAAAGATGGAATGAGATACCAGAGGGAGAGTGACAAAGGTAGGGTGAAGGTCTGCAGGTTGTGCGAGTACAAAAGATGGAATCAGGTTAGGGAAGGATGGTTCTTTAACTTTGGCAAAAGAAAATTTGAAAAGGTGACATTTGAAAGTAGGTGGGCAATAATTAAAAAGGTATTAAGTTAACATTGTAAGTATCAATAAATTACAAGCATATGCCATTTGAAAAAGGAAAATCGGGTAATCCAAACGGAAAGCCAGTAGGTGCAAAAGGTCAAAAGACTTTGCAATGGGAGGCATTGGGTGAGTCAATAACCGGTCAACAGGCTGAGCAATTCAATGCATTCTTGGATAAGTTGTGGAACTCTCGCAATGATGAAGATAAGATGATAGCGAGTGAGCTTTACTTAAAGACATTGGAATACTTCAAACCAAAACAGGCACGTAATACAATTGTCGGAGATTCCGACGCACCAGTGCAAATAATCATATCGGACAAATTGTAAGCAATCCACTGAACAAAATGAAAACAAAGGAACAAATAGAAGTTAAAGATGCCAAGCGCATAGTCATGTATGATATTGATTTATCAGATGTGATACGTTACAGTTGTATAATTGATGGTGATACACATATGTACACAACCGATGGATACAATAGACCTCACATTACTTTGGAGCAATGGATTGACTTTGCAAAAAGTCGTTATTTATATTATTCAATTTTAACCGAATGAGAGCCATTATCGAATTCGACCTTGACGAGCCTACCGACATTGAGGCTCACAAACGCTTTACCAACTTGAATGGGGTGTATATTGCGCTATGGGAGTTCGACCAAGAGATGAGAAGACAAATAAAGTACAACAGCGAAAACTATACAGGTGATCAAGTGGATGCTATTGATAAGCTACGAGAAAAGTTCTACGAGATACTTAATGATAATAACGTAAAAATAGATTGATGGATCAAGAACAATCAAAAGACCAAGCCAAACACACTTACACTATGTGCGTTCTATTCGGCTTATGGCTACAACAAAAAGAGCAACGCAAGAGAATTGCTAAAACTGAAATGGTAAGACTCTTTGACGAATGGCTCAATAAAGTTTTGGAGGAGGTGAACAATGCAAAAGATTAAAGTAAACCTTGACTATAACACCATTACGGTGAAGCAATATGTTGACTTCCTGAATAACGAAGGCAATGATGTAGGGCAAGTGTCCGCTATCTTAGGACAGTCTAAAGACTTCGTGAGACAATTAACTCCAGAAGATATGGAGAAAGCGATTAGTGCATTTCGTGAGGTCATTACAAACCCAATGGCTAACCATCAGCACAAATGGAAGGGGTATGGATTCATTCCGGATATAAACAAAATCTCATTTGGTGAATGGCTTGACTTGGATACCAACTGCAAGGACTTTCCCAAGAACCTTCCCAAGCTATTGTCAATCCTTTACCGCCCCATTTCATCGGAGATAGGAACAAAGTATAAGATAGAGCAATACACTGCGGATCACTTATCCAATGCAAAGGACTTTGAGCAAATGCCACTATCCATTGCAAATGGCGCACTGCTTTTTTTTTCGACTATCGAAAGCGAATTAGTGACCACTTCCCTCTCGTATTTAGAACAACAGATACAGACCAACTTGACGAAGGCGATGACGATGATGGAGGAGGAGTTGCAACAAGTGAATTAGCCGAGCGTTACGGATGGTTTCACGTTATCGAAGAACTTGCCGACAGAGATGTGACTAAATTCGATGCCATCACAGAGACACAAGCGTCAACCATCTTTGCACACTTATCATATCGCCTTGATTATTACAACTATCAAAAGCAATTGATATCTAAAAATGACCATTAAAGCTACTTAAAGAATATGAGCGCATCATCACTTTATACTTACAACGTAGTCATTGGCAAATTCAATGAGTTCGCCAACAGCCACGCATTACTTCGCAGGTTCACACACGGACAAATATCACAAGCTGACCTTGAAAAGGAAGGCGAATGGCCTTGGATGCACGTTACACCAACATCATTTAGCTTTGATGCAGGATCCTTGACCTATTCATTTGATGTTTATTTCGCTGATTTGCCACGTGACAAAGATGATAAGACGGAGTATCAAAGACAGTCAATGAGCGAATGTATCCAGTTGGCAGGTGACTTTGTTGCTATGTTGGAGAATGGCTCTATATTCGATGAGTCGGTAGTATTGGGTAAACCAATTTCAGCACAACCTTTCATTGAAGAATTTAGCCACGTGTTAACAGGTGTGCAGTTGTCCATTGACATCACAGTAGATTACGAGTGGAATGCGTGTGAAATTCCTTACATAGGTAACTGATGAAAAAACTGCAATACACAACCAATGATCCATCTGCATCCACTGACTATTTGGCTGCGGATAATACTTGGAAAACAATACCAGGTGGTGGGGGTGGTAGTGGCATTCCAAAAGGAACAACATCGGGAACTGATACCTACACAACAACCATTACGGGAGTCACTGCCTATAATGATGGAGATGCCTTCTTAATTAGATTTGCCACTGGCAATACAACACAATGCACCTTGAATATCAATTCACTTGGTGCGAAAGATTTATATAGAAACAACAATGGTTTATTAATTGGTGGGGATATTATTGATGGAGCAGAGATGTTATGCATCTATAATTCCACAATGAATGGATTCCAAGTTATTGGAACTGCACCAAACACTCTCCTTTCATATGTGACCAATGCGGAAGCTACAACCATAACCAAAGGACAGGCTGTGTATGCATTTGGTGGAACGGGTGACCGATTAACCGTGAAGCTGGCTAACAATTCAGGCGATGCGACATCGGCTCAAACTATTGGTGTGGTGTTGTCCACTTCAATAGCTGCAAATCAAAAGGGATTGATAATAATGCAAGGCCAAATTGATGGCCTCAGTTTATTCCCTACTTCAACGTGGGCGGATGGTGATGCTGTTTATCTTGGAGCGACAGCAGGAAGCGTAACCAAAACCAAACCACTTGCACCAAATCATCTTGTATATCTTGGATTCGTGACCACTGCGAGTAATGGTAGTGCAGGGAGAATGTATGTACGTGTGCAGAATGGATATGAGATGGATGAACTACATAACGTGAGTGCGGTATCTCCTGCGAATAATGACATTTTAAAGTACAATACTTCAACTTCTTTGTGGGAAAAAAGCAATGTCTTATCCACTAAACAAGATAACATCACTTTAACCACAACTGGAACGAGTGGCGCAGCAACTTTGGTGGGTAGCACTTTGAACATTCCAAATTATAGCACCACTTTTGTTTCTCAATCAATCTTGAATCAAAATCACGGAGGTGTTGCTATTACAGGTAGTACAACAAGTGTTGGTGGATGGTCAGGTGCTACTACATTAGTAGCGGCAGCGAGTGAGTTTGCACGTAATACAATTATCCCAGTTGCAGGAACTCTTAAAAATTGGGCAATAAGTGTGGGTAATCAACCCGCCACTGGCAGTCTTGTTTTTACCTTGCGTGTTAATTCAGTGACTACCGCAATGACCATTACAATTGCAGCAGGTTCGTTGTCGAATAAGTATTACAACACCACTACAAGCGTATCAGTTGTGCAAGGTGACTTGGTTAGTTTCCAAGCACAAAACAATGCAACATCATCAACAGGTGCCATCGTAAATAATTGTATAATGTATGAGATATAATATAACTGAAAATAATGGTGTGACAACCATTCACGTGTTAAACCACAATATCTTTTTTGCATTCGATTCTTCCGATGATTACGCACCATTCAGGAACGCACTAATTGAAAAAGGAGTGGATGCCTTTGTTGATCTACTTATAGCCGATAGTAACACAGCATTCTTAAATTTCACCAATGGCTACTAATCCAATCACTGCATTGATGAACGAGTTTGGGCAGGAGGTTGTTGAACGTGCAATGCTGAATCTTGGCGTATATCGCACAGTGAACGGAAAGAAAAGAAGGGCGGTGGCATCCGATAACTTGCGTAAGTCACTAACTTATCGTTATGACAATAAGTATAAACGCATTGATTTCTTTGCGAAGGGTACAGCGAGTGAATATGCGGTATTTGTTGAGGAGGGTGTGAATGGTTATCAGGTTAATAACAACTCTCGATTTTCATTTAGAAAAAAGTCAGTTGATGTGGATGCAATTCGCAACTGGATGAAGATTAAACGCATCCAACCACGTGAGCCAAATGGGGCATTCAAAAAGTTTGCAACTCCAAAAGCGAAAGAAGATGCAACCGATTGGATGGCAAGTAAGATAGCAAGGTCAATAGCACGTAGAGGTATCAAGCCATTGTTCTATTTTAGAGATGCAGTGAACGAGACGGTGGTGGATTTTAACGATAGATTTTTAGCTGCATTAAAGGGTGAGATTACAATTGCGATAGAAGAAAATTTACAAGGAAAAATTAAAGTATAATGGCATATAGTACAGCATTAACAGGACTGACCGCACAAGGCGCAGATGAATTCAAGGGGTTATGCTACTCCAATAACGATACATCGTTCACGATGACCTCATCCGAGTTCGCCAATAGTGG